CTACATGAGGTTGTAATGGAAAAGTTACAGAATTATCAGAGTTAATTGTTTGTGCTGTTCCTGATGTAGAATTAGTTGCTATTCCAGCTACTCCACCACCACCAGCAGCTTTTACAAGACCTGATGATCTTCCAACATTATCGCTTAAAATTCCACTCATAATTTTTAATCTCCTATTATAATGTTTGATCTAAATAGCTAACCACTACATCTACTGCTGCAGAACTTGCTGTTGCAAGACATAAATGATCGGTAGCTTCAATAACAAATTTGTCATTGAATACAAAAGTTTCATTAGCACCAATAGCTTGATCTGATAAAATTTCAAAATCAGTACCGCCACCATCATTGTCTATATACATATCTATCGTTTCTGCTGCTCCAGCAGTTTCGCACATTATTACAGATAATATAGTATATGTATGTCCACTAGCTCCATTTATTAAAACATTTTCAGAATTTGACACAACTGCGTGTGCTACTTTTAATAATTCGCTTGCCATATTTATTTACTCCTATTTATTGTTAAAATCCAAATACTAAACTTTTTCCTGTACCTGAAAGTGTAGAATTCATAATTGTATTTGATGATGTAATACCTCTTGCTAAAATATCTAAATCTCCACCAAGTTGTGGAGATGTATCAGTTGACAAGTCTGCTGTAACAACTGAATCTGTCCAATCAACTGTGTTTGCAGTTGTGTTTATTGTTCCTAAATTAATATGCTGCGCACCATCATAAAATTTTAGAATATAAGCAGTTACACCACCAGAAGTATCTACCCAAATAGTACCAGCAGCAACTGAAGCTGGTGCTGAACTTCCTAAATGAGAAGTATTTACTGCTGCCAATATATTATTTAATTCAGTACGAAATGCACTGAAACCTTGATTTGCTAAATTTACGTCTGATACCTGAGCCATGTTATCCTTTTATCAATTTTATGTTAAGATTTCAAGCCATATCCATTTGCTTGAAAATCAAATGTTTTACTAATCCCACTATCACTACTATTAAAGAACTGAATTGTAAAGCCTGTTTTTGATTTACTTGTAATAGAATAATAATCTCCAGTTGATAAACCTTGTGCAGATATACCAATAGAGGGTGTTGCAAAAAAAGAATTGGTGAATGTATTAACTTTAGCACCAGTTCCAGAAACTATATCTTCTCCACTTTCAAACCTTTTTTCAAAATTAACAGAAAATGATAAAGTATGAATTTTTGATTTTGTTTTATTATCATCATTAGTTAATTTACATCTAAATTTAAAATATCTACCTTTTACTGTTGCTTGCTGTGCAATTTTATTAAAAGATGTAATATCTTCCAATCCTGTTGTTGATGATCCTATTTGAATTTCAGCACCACATTTAACCTCTGCTGAACCATCAAAAGGTGCTTTAGCTGATTCAAATAAACTTGTTCCTCTACCAGAATCAAATAAATCATATTCATCTTCGGTAGACATTCCAATATCAACCATAAAAGTAGTATCGTAAATTGCATCTAAAGTTAATGTATTTGCAAAAGTATAAAATCCTGAAGATTGAATATTTGCAGTAGAATTAGTAGGATTAGATGTTGAATCTGTACCACCTAGATCAAAATTTCCAGATGGACTATCTATATTTCCTACTGTGTCATCAAAATTAGTTATAGTATCTAATATTATAACTTTTCTATCTTGGTTATCTATATTTAATGAAAGATTGCTGTCTAATGTACCTGTAAAATTTGCCATAATTAATTACTCACTAAAAGTTTGTGTGTTTTTATAAGTTTGTAAGCCTGAAATATTTGTAAAAACAATCGATTCATTAGCACTTGAATTTCCTAATTTATCAACTGCTTTAATTAAAAAAGCACCTGTTTTAGCATTAGTTGTTAAAGTATTAGATTTTCTTCTTACTACTTTAGCTAAAGGAGTGCTTTCATTCCATGTAGAACCACTTGTAACATTTTGGTATCTTATCTCATACCATGAAATATCTAAATCTGTTACTGGTGTCCATGATAACTCCATTTGATTAGAACCTACCATACTTATTGATAAATCAGTTACATCATTAGGAGTTTCAGTTGCACCAATAACTGTATGATTAGCAGAAACATAGGTACTACTAACACCTAAAGCATTAATAGCTTTTACTCTTACATTATAAACTTTATCATCTATCGCATTTAATAATTCAAAATTTAATTGTGAACCAATAGCAATAATTTTAAAATCTGATTCTGTACTTAATTTTGCTTCAACTTGATAATTAGAAACAAATTGATCTGTACTTGCACCAACAGTTATATTTAATCTAGTTAAAACAACACCATCTGAATACTCAATCATTTCATCTGATAATGTAATTGAAGCTGGTGCATTTATATTAAAAGGATTAGGTAGTGTTGTACTCGGTGTTGAAGCCACTTGTGTTTTAGTAGCCCATGTATAATGTGCGTCTTGATGTTCAATTAAATCTAAACCTAATGTAAAATCAGGATTAAAATTAATAGCTAATATTCTAAATTGTTTATTAGAAAATCCTAATGAAGAATGAGTTACTCCTACAATATCTCCTATTGCTAAATCATAAGCACTAAAACTTACATTAATTGATAATCCTAATGCTTCTCTTGATCTTCTTAAAATTACTTCTGCTAATTCAATAGCTTGATATGGGCTTGTAATAGTTTTAGAAACGTCAAATCTTCCTTCTAATAAAAAACCACCATCAGCAGTTTTCATAGTTGCGTGTCTATCTGCTGAAGAATAACCACTATCATCTATCTCTGGGTATTGAACTTCATCTACTTGATAATTTCTTTCTGGATTAACAAATGAAACTATAACTCTATTGTACTTTGAATTTTTAGTAGGACTAGATAAAGTATAACCACCAACTATATCATCTTCTGTAACAGTAATAGATGAAGAACCTGTGGTTTCTAAAATTAATTTATATTTTCCACTTACATAAGGAAGATAACCTCTACAACCTTTTAAAAATTCTCTAACATTATCAATAACTGAACTTGATGTATCTACGACAGAATTACAATCCATAACATCTATTGTAGTTGAACCATAAGCTGTAACGTCTGCATCACAAATTGTTGAAGCTGTGTAAAAACTTGGTATGTCAATATTGGCTATTGCTAATCCTTTACCATATCTTTCATTTGTTAAATAATCTAATAAACACCAAGATGGATTATCAGAATGTGCTGCTGATTGTGCAACTGATTCTGAATTATAAGCTACAACTTTTTTCCCTTGTACTACTGCTTTAACATTTGGAATTCCTTGAAAAGCATCTTGATTCCATTTAAATCTTAAAGCTAAATAAGCTAAACCAGATAATTTATGTGTTGAACCCCAAGAACTTAATGTTGACAATAATGATGAAGCACTTTGTCCATCAGTTCCATAATGTGGCTCTACTGTAATTAAACTTTCAGAATCTTTATAAAAATTTCCATCTCCACTTCCTACTGTTCTTTGTGTGTTATCTGCTAAATCTCCTGACCAAGTAATAGCTTTATCATCTATTCTAATTTCTGTTATATCGTTTATTTCTCCTTCAGATAAAACCAAAGCCATATATAAATATGTGTTATCTGTTCCTGAAGTTTCTATAAATACTCTAGTTCCACCAACTAATCTTGTTCCATAAATTACAGGAATACTAGCATCATTAGATTGTTTATTTATTAAAATTCCTTTTTCATAATCATCAGCTTGATTTGTTCCAAAATCAGCAATTTCAGGAGTTTTTGGTCGCATAAGCCAAGAAACAGCGACTGTTGTAATTAAAGCTACAACTGGATTTTTAAAAAAAGAAGTTATTTTTGCTACACTAAAGAAACTACCAAAACCCATTATTTTCTACCCCATTTAATATCTTGTACTGTTTGAGAACTAAAATTCATTCCTACATCTGCACTAAAAAATCTTTGCTGTGATGTATTATTTGTTTTACGACCATTTTTTTTATCAAAGTCTGCCCAATGACTTACTACTGTTAAATTAATTACACTATCAGTTTCAGTTTCATTAACACTAAAACTTTCAATGTTTCCAGAATATAAAAGAAAAGGATCAGCTATTAATTCACTAGAATCATTTAATAGACCACGATAAATAGTTACAGCATCATTAACTACATTTTCATTTAAACAAGTTGATATAAATGTTAAATCTGCACCAGATAAAGATATTGTTAAACTTGATTTTGTAATATCAGCTTGTTCTGCAAAACTAGAAAATCCTAAAATAAAATCACTTGCTGCATATGTAACTGAACTTCCTGATATTGATGATGTTAAAGAAAATGAACAATCTGTAATATTAACAGCAGAAGAAAAACCAATAGTTACAAGATGTACTGGTCTAATATCATTTGTTGCTAATTCGTTCTTTAATGCTGTCGTTAAACTTCTCGTCATGTTCCTCAAAGGTTCTTCGGTTAATTTTCATAGTATCTATTACAGTATAAGTAGCATTTTTAGATGGTTCTTTATACTGTCCTAAATCATTAGTTTTAATATTAATATGTTTCTCGTCTATTATTTCTTCTGCTAACATATCAACATTAATCCAATACTTTACTTTGTAGTTCATCTATAATGCTTCTTCAACATCAAATTGATATTCGTAATATAAATTACCATCTTTATCTGCACCAGATACTCCAAAATCTTGAATATCAGAAGTTAAAGAAACTGTAAAAGGCACATTATCATAAGTGACTACTGAATCATTTGCTACTACTTCAAGTAAAGGTGGTTCTATTGTAACAGTTGCTGCATTACTAGAACTTGTTACATCTGCAACAACCATATAAATTTTATTATGACTAGCAAACTTTAAAAAATCTCCAGCTTTAAATCTACCAGCTCCATCTCCAGCAAAAGCATCCATAGCTATTGTTGTATCTCCAACTGCGTGACTACCATTAACTAATACACTTCCTGATTCATTTCCAACAGCATCTTCTATTTCTGGTGGTATGATTGTAAAAGTTTCTTTTTGACTTCTTTGTTTTACAATAAATGCTATTAACGCACCATATACATCTGATCTTTTTGCAGTAATAATTTGAACTGTAAAAGCCCATCTTTGGTTATCTATTTGTCTAACTAATCTTTTACCTGATACTGATTTAGATATAATTGTATTTTGAATTGACTTTATTCCTAAAGTTCCAAATTTAGCA